CGCTCCACCCACCTTACCCATTCCAGTCTTAGCCGCGCCGCCCTCGTTCAGCTTTAGCTTGTTCGCCTCGGCGTCGGTGATCGGCTTATTGGTGCTCTTTTCTACCCACTTGCCGGTCTTCTCGTCGAACCTGTACTTGTCTCGAACCGATCCCTTGCCGAACGCCTCTGGACTTATCGCCGACGGTATCTTAAGACCGCTGGATAGGTCCATGTCCTTGATCAGCTGCAGCATCTGATTGAACATATCTAGCGACTTGATGCTGGTGTCGGTCAATAGGTTGAGCGACCTTTTGGCGGTTATTAACTTCTCTTCAAAGTTTCCAACGTCGAGAGCAGCGCTTCTGATCTCAGTCTTAGAGTCATCTGCTATTTCTTCTACTCTCTCGCCGACTGACTTGATGACTCTCGACAGCTCGGGAAACACAGTCCCGAACATCTCGTCAAATGTCTCTCGAGCTATTTCCCTTATGCTTTCCATATCAGGCCGCGCTCGTGCTCAGTGGGTTTGCGTAGTCGCGGACGCCCATTCCGAATAGCTCTCTGTACCTAGTGGCCGCGTCTTCTGGCTCTACCCTGCCGGCCACCCTAGAGTCCATCAGCTTCTTGTTCTCTACATTATTCTTCTGAGCTGGAGCAGCCACGTTCTTTACGTTGTTGACGGTGGTGTTCGGAGTGGTGACGCTTGCCACCTCGCTCTTCTTCGACACGTCGTTGATAGCGCTGCCGGATATTGCAGGAGCCGCCGGAGCCTTCACCATCGAGGCTTGTGGGTTCTTGGGCGGCCCGTCTGCAGAGCTCGTAGCAGGACCGCTCGGCGTCGGAGCCGACTGAGGTCCTCCAAGTGACTTGGTATCTGTAGAAGCTCCGGAAGGCTGAGTCGCTCCCTCTTCCGGTGAGGATGAGAAGTGCATCGGGTCTTTGACCGACTTCCAGTTATAACCCCACCCGAGCCCGTGCTTCTTGATGAGCTGCTCGACCGTATCGACCGGCATGTCTGTCTGGGTAGACCTGTTGGGGTTCCTGCTCCAGTTGATATCGATCGCTTGCCCGAATGAGTGCTTGCTCATCTTAGACGGATTGTTGACGTTCTTCCTTATGCTTCTCCCACCGAGCTCGTCGATCTTGTAGCCGGTGGCCTCTAGGTCGTCCACGAAGCCCTGGAACCTAGGAGCGTCAGATGATGCCACTAGAGTCTTCTTTCCAGACTTGGTGTGTATCTCTGAGAATCCCGGAATGTTCTCTCCGGTGAATCCCTTCTTCTCGCCATCGGTCTTCGGCCCGTCTGACTTACTTCCGTCCGGACTTGGAGGCGCGCTGGGTGCCCCAGAGATGCCCGCAGAAGGGATCGATGAAGCTATGGATGGTCTTGACAACCTATCCCTATCGGTCCCACTGAAATTGATGCTGCCGGCGTCGAATGTGATGTTTCCAGCCTTGTATACGAGATCCTGCTGGAGCTTTTTGATCTCCTCGCTCTTCTCGTTTCTATCAAGCTTCAGCATGGCATCATTTGCCCTAGCTGATGGCAGGTCAGCCATCTCCGCACCGCTGTCTTCTCTGGTGAGCGGGAACTTGTCTACGTTGTACTTCTGCTTCAGCGAGTTGATGAGACCGTCGGTGTCAGATCTCATCTTATCCTTGGAGCCGGAGTCCGGGTACTTAGCGGCTATCTTCTCGTTCTCTCGCTGGTACTCGTCCGTAGCTTGCTTCTGTCTCTTGACGTACTCGCTGTCCTTGTTCTCTATCTTTTCGGCATCGGGCTTAGCCAGCTCTTTGTCACCAGACATAGGCTTGGGTGACTCGATCTTGCTGGCGTCCTTGCTGCCCTCGACCGGCTTGTTCTCTCCCTTTAGACTATCTGCTATAGCTGGAGCAGCCAGCGCGCCGGCACCGAGTAGTCCTGCTCCGAGAGCGGCCTTGGGCAGAGCGCTCTTCGCTCCTCCCGCCAAAGCATTTGCCCCAAGAGACTTGCCTATGAGATCTAAGAATCCCTTGTTGTTCTTTGCAGCGTCCTGCATGACGTGCAGTATCTTGCCGAGTACCCCGAGAGATCTCCAAGCGTAAACATTAAGTGTGTTGAGCTGCTCGTTTATTCCAGAAAGCTCTAGATTGACTCCCTCTAGAGATTCTTCTAGATTCTGTATCTCATCGCGATTCTCACTTATAGAATCGTCGAGCTTGTCCATCATATTGTGAAGAGGCGCGTACGACTTCTCCATTAGCTCGCGAGATAGATCTCGAGAGATATCCCTAAAAGTCTTTCTTAGGTCTTCTACGTCGTCAGCCATCAGCTACCGATCTTTGCTAGCTTTTCTTGTCCACGAGTATATGCAGCCACACCAAGGATCGCGCCGAACGCAATGTGAATCATTCCACCGTTGGAGAGCGACAGACTCTGCCAGGGAGTATAAGCCATCTGAACGCCAAAGGCCTTGTAGATAACAGGCAGCATCATGCTGATGATCGGAAATACTATGAAGTCCATCAGGTTAATGCCCATGTAGAGCCACCCCATAGCCGGACGCCAGTAGGCCTTTACCCAGTGCTCTTCCTGCTTGTCCAGCTGGCTGTCGACGATCTTGCTGTCGATCTCTGTTTGAGCCAGCCCGACGGATGCCTGAGCCTGAGCTGTAGCCTGAACTGATGCCATCTGCACTGTCTGCTGCGCCATCGCCGACGAGGCTTGATTGTTGTTATTGTTTACGTCGACTACCGTTACCTGAGGAGCTGGAGCCGGAGCGTCGTCATCAGTGGGTTTAGCAAATTTAGCCATTTTGATTCCTCTGCTCTTCCAGCTCTCTCATGTAGTTCATGAGCATCTCTATATAGAGATCTCTTTCAAACGGTATGAGATTCTCTACTTCAGTTATTGAATATTTATGGTGCTGAACCAATGAGAACACCGTGGTATAGTAGTTCTCTAAGTCGTTGTGGTTCAGCGCAATGTAAAAAAATCAGATAGAGTCGTCAGCTCTATCACTCTGTCGTGTCCCAGAGAGTTCTTATAGTTGATCTTATAAGAAAGTCTCGGCTGATTAACCATGAAGTCTTTGATCTTCTCAAAGGTCTTGATGTCCAAACTGTCTAGGTACTCCTCGAGCTCCTTCTTGGTGTACATGCCGGACTCGTAAACTGTAGACTCGTCGTAGATCTTGTCTATGCATCTGGTTATGAGCTGGAAGAACGAGTCCGATCCAGAGCTCAAGAACTCCTTGTCCTCGTACAGGGAGGCAGTCGGGTACCTCATAACGATACCTGTGGTGTCGGTGATCTTGATAGTCTTCTCGGTCACTTCTGGGAATATGACCTCGACTTTCTTAAGCTCAATGTCGAAGTCGTATATCTTCTCGTCCTCGCTGTCCTTGTACGACACTTGAACGACGTCGCTGACTGACTGCGCCCTGATCTGAATGAACAGATACTCCAGATCAAACAGAGAGATTGAGTTCACATCGAACTCTTCGAGAGCGCAGTTATTGACTACTTGCTTCACCGAAAGTAAGATATCGGCCTCGTCCTCACTGGTCTTTGCCATCAGGAGAATCTTCTCTTCTCTTACCAAGAAGGGCCTGAACGCAACTTTTCTCTTAGAAGATGGTATCTCAATGATAAACTGAGGGTAGTTGATCTTTGGTAGTGACATGACGAACTCCAATTATATGTTATGCCCTCGCGCTGGGGCTTGCAAATCCAGAATTAGGATCATATGAAGAATTTCCAGCATTGCTGTCGAAGCTAGAAGCCGCTGGGTCCTGAGTGTACACGGCGTTGGACGGGGCATTTTCCGCGCCGCTGAACATGCTCAGGGCGCCGAACACCGTGTCGATCGTGCCGGCTATAGCTGAGTTGACGTTATTCATCGACCACTCTCTAAATGCAAATCCGACTGTTATCTTCATGACTGAGTTGGTGTTTCCCCAGTCCATCGATATATCATTCATAGATACTGGAAAGGCATCTTTCAGAGTCACGATGTCAGCTATGTTTCCATAGTTGTCATAGGTCAAGATGAATATGTCGGTTACGTAGTCGTCCTTGTAGCCGAGCGTGTAAGTCGGCGTGCCTCTAAAGTTGGTAGAGCCGTTGAAGTCGATGACGTTGTTCATCCAAGAGTAGAAGTACCTTCTGATATCCGATTCAGCATCGTTGACGAACGTGATGCTGGTGTCAGTGAACTGTGCGTTGAACGGCATCTTCTGAGTCACGCCGGTTCCGTACCTCGCGACGTCGGACGATCTTATCGCCACTCCCGGAAGTCTTGCCTGCTCTGCCCTGAGCTGAATTATTCTGAGAGTGTTAAAGGTGTTCAAGATGTCGCCGACATTGGTAAACGTGCTTATGCTCGTCGAGATAGGAGGCACGAAGAATACCATGAACTTGTTTGTCTGCAGTACGCCGTAGCGACCTATATTAGATGAAAATTCTGATATGTTGAATGCCATCTCGTTCTCTCTTAAAATGCTTCTTTGAAGACGTCTTGCTTGCTAGCCTTGACGAACCTCTCGGTCGGCAGCATGAGCGCGGTGTCCCAGTTCTTAGGTTCTACGTACAGGAATAGACTCTGAACGTGCTGGTGAAGGTATCTCTTAACGCACACCTTAAATCCACTAAAGCTAGCAGAAGAATTCAAGATCCTGTACGAGATCTGCAACTTGGTAGAGGCATCGTACTTATCATTATTTGCTGTCTCATAGAGAGCGTTCATGAGCTGAGCTCTCGCATAGGGTGGCAGATAGTGAAGGTTAATTCCGAGAAAGCCGTCGCTATAAAAATTTATAGGAAAAATGAGTGGGAAGTTATCGTAGTACGGAAGCTTGTCCTTGGTCTTCGGGTCATAGAAGAACATGTACATTCTTCCGATAGATTCTATCGTAAGTCCACCGACCACGTTCTTTCTATCGCCCATCACGAGACGACGCGCGCTGACGCTCGTTATACCCTGAGCCGCGTTGCGGAACCAGTCGCGGGCAGTCGCAGTATCATTTGGAGTGATGCCCGCAGATGCAGCCTTCTTAGCTATGTCTTGAAAGATGTATGCCATTAGAAAGTTATCTTGAGCTCTTTCTCGGTGAATATCTGGAAAGTCCAATTTCTATCTGCGCAGAACTCTTCTGCAGCCTTCCACTTAGCACTATTTATCCCCCAAGTGTAGACCTCGTTGATGTATCTCTTTGATATCTTGTCGGGTCTCGTCGGAGGCTTGGTCTGAGATGCCGGCTTTACCTCTATGACGACCACCTCAAATGTTCCATCTGGCTTCTTTTTCTTCACGTAGAAGTCGGGAAAGTAGCGATGGATTCTATTGTCAACTGGGGACCTGTAGGGAATGCAGAACTCCTCCGAGCTCCACTGGACGACATCTGGGTGACTATCGAGATAGGACATTAGCTTCAACTCCCAGCCGGAGCGATAAATAATGTTAGTTGGGTTTCCCTTGTACTTTTCTGGATTTTTTGGCTTAAAGTAACCCTTGTACGACATATCTGTTCTCTATCATAAATAATCGAAAGTATTTAGGAATAACATGTCTCTTTTCGATTTCTTAAACAGTACAGCTGCTACAAATCCCGGACAGTTCATAGACCCGAGAAGCAACAGCACCAGCCCACTGAGTCAGGCTAACACGATATTTAATGATCCGAACAGCGTTCTCGGCACCGCCTCGTACTTTGGAAACATGTCTTTCCCGCAGGACCTCATCAATGAGTACACCGGAAGAAACTTCTACATCAATATTGACTTTGAGAAGTACCAGCGCAGGTCGATCTTTGACCCACCGACATTTAATAAGTTCGGAGGCATCCAGCTTCCAATTCCAGATTCACTGAACGACAGGACTACTGTTAACTGGACTAAAGATACAAATCCTACAATAGGTGCCGGCATCGAGCAGCTACTCAAGGGAAATAAGAATCTCGCGGGAAGCGATATAAGCAGCACCCTGTCAAACATCGGAAACGCAGTTAAGGACAATGGGATAGCCGCTCTCGCAGGAGGTGCTCTGGCTGGTGGCTTGAACGCTCTGACTTCAAATTTTCCGAGCGTCAATCAGGCACTTCAGCTCGGCGGCTTGGCTCAGAACCCGTTCATGACTATGTTGTTTCAGAACCCCGAGTACAAGACGCACTCGTTCTCTTGGACGCTTACACCTAGGAATGCTCAAGAGTCATCCATCATAGCGGACATAATAAAGACATTCAAGTCTAACATGCTCCCTACTCTATCGGGCGGCGGCCTGTTCTTTGGCTATCCAAATGTCGCGCTGATCAGCCTGCACCCAGCAGAAAAATTTCTGTATTCATTTAAGAGGTGCGCTATCTTGGGCGTGTCAGTTGACTTCACTCCAAATGGTCCGTCGTTCTTTCAAAAGGCTCCTGCGCCGACTCAGGTTATCCTGTCAGTTGCATTTCAAGAGATCGAGTACTGGACACAGGAGGCGGTCGCCGGCACTTCAGTCAGCAACGCGATACAGACCGGCTTGAACGCTATAGATAAGGCGTTTAGCGCTACTGTAAATCCATCAGATGGCAATCAGTCACCACTTCAGCAGATACCCGTAACTCCGGAAGGTACTCCTGGATATACGCCTGGAGCATAAAAATGGCACAGAGATATTTCGATAAGTTTCCACAGGTATACTATAGCAATAACATAGCAGTCAACATCACTGAGAGAGCTGCTGTTATGAGCAGCGTGCTGAATGACTCTACGACTTACTATAGCTATGACATCTCAAATGGCAAGAGACCGGACCAGTTCTCGGACTCTTACTACAACGACCAGTACATGAGCTGGCTTCTGTATCTGACGAACGACATAATTGATCCTTACTACGGCTGGTACCTCACGCAAGAACAGTTCAACGATCATCTGAAGAAGAAGTACAATACTCAGAGCGTCTCTACACTTCAGAACAAGATAGCGTTTTACAGAAACAACTGGTACAACGACGACACAATAACCCCCGTGGCTTATGCAGCTCTCCCAACCGAGCTTCATAAGTACTGGCAGCCCTACTACAATCCAAACAATGCAAAGATCATGGGCTACTTCAGAAAGCAGATAGACTGGACCATCAATACCAACTCGATAGTCTCTTATGCATGCAACGCCTCTTCGTTCGTCAACAACGAGATCGTCACCGTGACGTTCGACAGCACTCACTCGGGAAGGGGACAGGTAGTTACCGCCAACTCGACCAACTTGGTTATCCAGCACACTTCCGGAACTACTCTAGCAAACCTTAATGTCATTATCACTGGGTCTAGCTTCATCACTGGGAGCGAGAGCCTAGCCAACGTCGTGTTCACTCAGTCAACGAGCTTGGCGAACAACATTCCTTCTAACGAGGTAGTGTACTGGGA